TTAAAGATCGTAAGGAGTTTTTAGATAAGTGGATAGGTTTACTTGAAACTAATGAATATGAAACAGATTACGAGCGTTTTGAGGCTTTAGATATGGCTTATAAGCTAAAGAATGAAAGAGATACTAAAGAAGTATTAATTGAGCAGAGAGAAGGGCAGATAAAACAGATTGAACAACAAGAGGAGTTAAAACAAAAGGCGTCTAATGAGTTTCCAGATTTATTAGAAAAGGCTAAAGAGGTTCATTCACAAATGTTTGTTGATTTAGAAGCTTTAAAGGCTCATAAACCGTTAAGCAAAGACGAAAAGCAACATAAGTTAAATGCTATTAATGACCTAAAGAATACTATTGAGGTTGTTAAGTTAATGCTTCAAGGTATTGAAGAAAGATATGAAAAAGATAATCTACACAAGGAACTGTTAGCAGACTTTAGGCAGTTAGGAGATATTGTTAAGATTAACGAATAATGAATATACAAGATATAATATATCGCCCTAAAGACTGGGAAATACATGAGCTAGAAATGAATTATGTTATTGAACAGTATATTTATGAAAAGAAAAAAGTTAATGTTAAGTTAAGTGATTCTAGAGTTTTTTTAAATCCTTTCTTGTATGTAAGTAGGGAGTTGTCTAAAAAACTTTATTGTTTTGAAATAGCTAGGCAATACTTTTTAAATAAATGAGTTTTATCACGTTAATTTTCATATTAGTAGTAATTAGGATTGTAAATAGGTTAATACAAGATTATTTAGATTGATTCTAAATAAAGTTAAGAGAGGTGCAAAAATGTACCTCTTTTTTTTTATATTAGTAAAAAATTTATTATAGGGTTTTGGCAATTAGTATTTATAATAAAGTAGATGGTGTTTCTTTTTATTGGGATACTCAAGATGAGCCTTTATATGAGTTGCATGAGGGAATCAAGACTAACAAAGAATTTATACGGATTGCTAGTGATACTGGGGCTATCGGTACTGGTACTGATGCTTACCTCGCTGATGTTTCTGGTGGAGGTACTGAAAAGAGTTACTTACCTAATATTGATATGTCAGAAATATACGGGTTTAAATGGGGGTTAAGACTTAGAAAAGGAACGCTAGATAGGATTATGTTTAGAATACAAGATAACATAACTGGCTTAACTACATTTAACGCTATTGCAACTGGTACTAGAATATGAGAGCAGATATAAAAACACGATTATTAATTAAATTAATTCCTAGTTTTAAGGGTTATTTTGAGCGTACTAAACGATGGTTTAAGTACTCGATATATTTTGATTGGTTAATATTTACTATTGACATAGATAATTTCTAACATGGCGGATTACAGCGATATTATAGATGAATTTGAAACGATAGCAACGGCTTTTACTTCTGTTAATTACTTTAGATATGACAGAGTAAGCTCTATGAATGGGCAACAAAAGGCTAAAGGCTATCCAATGATTTTATTAACCTCAACACCTAATACTTCACGTGGTGTATCTAATACTTCTTATTTGCCAAAACGTAAAGAATTTACCTTTAAGGTATTTTGCTATGATTTGTACAATACTGCTCAAAAGAATAGTTATGATTTACAAACGGCACAAGCTACGGTAGATAAGATACTTGACCAATACATAGCAGAATTTATAAGTAGGAATATTGACGGGGCTAATGGTTTTAGTATTGTTGATAGAGAGCAGATAAGCGGTTTTATGGCTCATGATGTCTTAAATGACAAATTAATCCAGTCAGTTTATGACGTTAAAGTAGCTTTAGATTCTGATTGTACTACGGGAACATTTAGTTATTAATGATAAACTATAACAAAATAGGAAAGTTTATAATATCAGCTTTACAACAAGAGTTAATAGCTCAAGGGCATGAAGCTACTGGTAACCTAGTTAATAGCTTTGAACAGAATGTTATTAGCCTACCTAATTCGTTAGTATTAGAGATATTAATGGATGACTACGGTATTTATGTAAATGAGGGTAGGAAGTCAGGAGGTAAAAAAGTACCTATTGCGGTTTTAATAGATTGGATTGAAAGGAGAGCTATAGCAAGTGGAGATAAAGAAGTTAAAAATGTAGCCTTTGCTATCCAACAAAAGATATTTCAAGAGGGTAGCCCAACGTCAGGCAGTTATAAATTTACTTCTAATGGTAGGCGTAAAGGGTTTATAGATTTTGTTATTGATAACGAATTAAACGAAATTTACAACGAATTAGAACAAGAGGTTTTTGAAGATTACGATGCTGCAATAGTATCAATGGTTAAAGAATTTAATTTAAAGAATAAGTAATGGCAATTACAATAAATACTCAACCCAGTCAAGGAGGGTTAAATTTAGCATATAGACCTTATGTTTACACTTTTAGCTATAGCGGTGGTGGTACTGTTGTTGGTGCTGTTGTTGAGGTTGTTGTTAACTCTGTTAGGGTATCAGCTAAGAATGTGCAATTAGATTTAGGCTCTAGTACTGATTTTACAGTAGACATTCAAGAAGAAGTACAAAAGTATGTTAGTTTTGAATTAAAAACATTAGGGGCTAGTGGTGTTATTACGGGCGATGACGGTATTAATAGTGTTGTAGTAAAGATATATGAAGTAACAGAGTCGGGAGGTGTTTTAACTACGGCTTATAATCCTGCTGATGCCAACAATTCTAGTTATGATGCTATTAGTGATACTTCACAGTTTTTAAATTGGACTGAAAGCCATGTAGATTATAATACTTTTGATTTTGCTGATTATAGATTAACGGCTGATACTAAAAAGTTTTTAGCTGAATCTCCAACGGTTAAAGAAATAGAACTAGGGCAAGATGAATTTATAGGTATTTTATGGCATCAAGGTACTGCATCAACTAACTTTAAATTAGAAGTTTTAACATACGATTCTAGTAATGCTTTATTAAATACTGATTACATTAATATTACAGAGTGGAATAGTGCTTACGTTACTTTGGTTGTTTCTCCTTATCTAAGTTTGGCTGTAGGTACTGCTAATTTAATTGCTGCTGGTATTAGTTTAACTAATGTATCATATTATACTATCAGAGTTATTAACGATTTAGGAGATAAGTCAGAGCTTAGAAGATTTAATATAGTTGATTCATGCGATACTGATACTAGAATACATTGGTGTAATAAATTCGGTAAACAAGAGAGTTTAACCTTTAAGGGTAATAAGATAGAAACAGTATCAACTTCTACGGGTACATTTGAAAAGGCTTTAGGCAATACGTATTCAAGTAGTGCAAGAGGTACAACAACACTACAAACAACTAGAGCAAATAGTTTTGAAGCTTATACTAAATCAGTAGGTAGGGAAATTTATCAACTAGCTCAAAGTATTGCATTTAATAACAATGCTTATGTTGAGTTAGACGGTGCTTATTTTCCTATAATTATTGATGATGTTGAAACTGTTAAAGTAGATGAAAAGAATATGCCTATACAGTTTAAATTAAGTTATAGATTAGCAAATAGAAATAAAGGTATAAGAGGATGAATGAGGTAATTATTAGGATTCTCGACAGTAGTAATTCTGTTTTAGGCGATTTAGATTTAAAAAGTTTTAATGATTTCCCTTTAGTTATTACTAAGGGTATTGTTAACCTTGACAATTTAAAAGCTAGAACTGGGAGTTATACTAAGAGTTTCAAAGTACCTAACACTAAGAACAATTCTAAGCTGTTAAATAGTTTAGATGATATAAACAGCCGTAAGGATTATAATAGTGCTTTAAACCGTAAGGAGTGCGTTATTATAGTTAATGGAACGATAATAGATAAGGGTTTTTTACAAGTAAGTAAAGTTTATCAAGGTTTTGAGTTAGATAGCTTTGAGTTAGTTTTCTTTGGTAATAATATTGATTGGGTTAAACAAGCTGCTCAAAAAAAGCTTCAAGATATTAGCTGGCGTAATAATTCACAAGTTTATAACCAAAGTGGAATAACAACAGCTAATAGTGCTACTGTATCAACTTACGATCATTGTTTTCCTTATATTTCAAGAGGTGGTAATGAAGCTGATTACCAAACACAAGTAAGAGATTTTTACCCTTGTTTTTATATTAAAGCAATTATAGAAAGGGGTTTAAATGATGAAGGTTGGAATGTTTCTAGTAGTTTTTTAGATGATGCTAATATTAAAACATTGGTTTGTGATTTTGCTAATAATATGCGAATTGCTCAAAGTGTTGTAGATGCTTCTAAATCTAGGGCAGAATTAACATCTAAAATAACTTCTTCTGGTGCAGGTAGAATAATATTTCAAGATGATTCAACACCACCTAACAGCGATGCTAATGGTAATTATGATAATGCTACTGGTTATTATACAGCCCCTTCTAGTGGTAAGTATATTTTTGAGGTATCATTAACGCTTAATCCTATTAATTTTGGGGGTAGAAGTACTTTAGCTTTTGATGTTATTATAGCAACTTCATTAGGTGCTGTTTATGGTGCAAAAGTTAATCAATCTAAGACTATAACGGTAAATGGTCAAGTTACAGCTACTTGGGAATTAACAGCAACTTTATCTGCTGGGGAAAGTATTAGCGTTTACTATGATTGGACTCAGATATTTAGTGAGCAAGTTGAAATAATAGCAGGTAGTTATTTTAATTTTTACAGAGCTACTGAATTAGCAGAGGGGGATAGTTATACTTTAAGTGAAATTATACCTGATGATTATAAGTTGCTAGATGTAATAAACGACTTTACAAGAATGTTTAATATTTACTATTGGACTGATGTAAGGACTAAAACAATTTATTTAGAGCCTAGGAATACTTTTTTTGAATCAGAGGCTAATGCTATAGACTGGACTGATAAGATAGATTTATCAAATAAGTATGAATTAGATTATGTAAGTAGTTATAAGAGAAGTGTTGAGTTTAGTTATAAAGATTTAAGCTCTGATGAATGGCTAAAAGGATGGGAGAGCAACAACAAACGTAAATACGGAGAATATACACACACTTTACCTAATAGATTCGCTGAGGGTACAACATCTATTAAATTAGATTTATTTAGTGCGCCTTATGCTCATGTAGCTAATGAGGTAACATATTTACAAAGCGGAACATTTAATAAGAATTTAGCCTTTACTACTTTAAAAGTATGGAATGAGTATATTAATACTAAAGAAGAACTACAGCCAGAAGAAAGGATAACTAATTACAATCCTAAAATATTCTTTTTCAAGTTTGGAGGTCAAACGTCTTTAGATGGTACTACTAGACTAATGGACTTCTTCGGTACTTCTTATGCTAGTGCTATTCCTTATGGGATATTTGAAGCGTATAATAATACCGATACACCTATAAACTTAAATTTTGCAGATTCTTTTAAATCTGATGGAAGTGTAGATAGAGGGTTATTTTACAATTACTATGCTAGTATGATGAAAAACATTGAAGAAGGAGGTAGGCTTATAGCTTACTTTAACTTAGACAATGTTGATATTGAAAATTTAGACTTTAGAAAGTTAGTTTATATTGATTACCCTGCACAAGTAAAAGGATATTATTTAATAGAGAGTGTTATTGATTATAACCCTATTAAAAATGGGTTAACTAAGGTTAGTTTGTTTAAATTTGAAAACTTAGGAAGTGTAAGTATTGATTCATCTCAAGAGGGTAATAATAGTGTTGATATTGATAATGGAAATTTACCTCAACCATTAGAGCCTATTTATGTTGAAGATGGAAGCGGTAATTTAATAGAAGTAGTTATAGAGAATCCTTTTAATGGTTGGTTATACCCAGTTTATAAATAAGATATGGCAAAGACAATAGCAATTAAAATAGATGTTCAAGGAACAGCAGAGCAACAAAAAAGACTAGCTCAACTTGAAACAAGTGTTAAGAAGTTAACTAATAAAAGAACAGAGTTAAATAAAGCCGTTAAAGAGGGTACTATTTCACTAGCTCAATACGGTAAAGAGATAGCTGAGGTAAATACTAGGTTAAAATCTAATAGACGTGAAATGTTAGTAATGCGTGAAAACATTTTAGGCTTAGATTCATTTACTAAAAAACTAGGTAAAAGCTTTTCTAAACTAGGTACTTCTATTAGTGGGGCTTTTGTTGGTTTATTTGCTGTTCAAAAGTTATTTCAATTAATAGGTGATGCTATAGAAACTATTCAAGAGTTTGAGCAGCAAATGGCTAATGTAAAAGCTGTTACTGGTGCTACAGAAGTAGAATTTAAAGCTCTAACAGAGTCTGCTAAGGAATTAGGTAGAACATCTTTATTTACGTCAACTCAAGTAGGAGAACTGCAAGAAGAATTAGCAAAATTAGGTTTTACAACGCCAGAAATACTAGCGGCTAGTGATGCTATTTTACAACTAGCTACAGCTTCTGGTGCTGAACTATCTCAATCCGCTGTAGTTGCTGCATCTACGTTAAGAGGGTTTGGGTTAGAAGCTACTGAAACTCAAAGAGTAGTTGATGTTATGGCTAAATCATTTTCTAGCTCTTCATTAGATATAAATAAATTTCAAACCGCTATGGCTCAAGTAGCACCAGTAGCTAAAACGGCTGGTTTTAGTGTTGAAAGAACTACAGCTTTGTTAGGTACTTTAACTGATGCAGGTTTTGACGCTTCAACAGCTGGTACTGGTCTTAGAAATATATTTTTAGAAATAGGGAAAAGAGGTATAACATTAGAAGAGGCTTTTAGTGAAATAAGAAATAGCTCTGATAAAACTACAACTGCTTTAGAATTATTTGATAAAAGAGGTGCTGCTTTAGCTATTACTTTAGCTGATAATGAAATGAAAAGTAATGAGCTATCTCAATCATTAAATGATGCACAAGGAGCAGCTCAAGACATGGCTGATGTTATGAGTGAAACTTCTGTAGGCGCAACTAAAAAACTAGAGTCTGCTTGGGAAGGATTAATACTAACAATAGGAGATGGTAGTGAGGAAGGATTTGCTTCATTTAAAAATGGTTTAGCAGACGCTTTAAATGCGATGACTGATTTTTTTAGCGAAAGAGATAAGTTATCTAGTTTTGGAGTCGATTTAACAATAGGTAGTACTTATTTTGGGTTAGGACAAGAAGATGAAGAAAGATTAAAATTAATTAATAAAGAGCAAAAGTTTTTAAATGAAAATTTAAATAATAGAGAGGCTTTACTTAAACGTGAAGCTGAATTATCCAAACAAATAGCATTATATGTTAAAGAAGAATTTAATGAAGAAACTAGAAGAAAAAGGCTAGCTGATGAATTAACAGATGCTGAGGAAGATAGATTAGCATGGATACATAGTCAAAGACAGATATTACAAACTGTAACTAAGAATTTAAGAGATCAAGCAGGGACTTTAAAAGAAATAAATAAACAAGAAGAAGCAAATACTAAGAGTAAAGAGCTTAATGCAGAAATAGAAGCTAAGACAGTTAAAACAGTTTACCAAATGTCTTTATCTGAATTGAAGAAATTAGATACAGAAGAGGCTAAATCTGAAATAAAAAGAAGAAGAGAAGTTGAAAAAACTAATGAAGAAATATTAAAAGCTAATAAAAAATTATCTAAACAAATTACAGATTTAAAAAATGAAGCTTTAATACTTGAGATAGAAGATAAAAGAAAAGCAGAAGATAAAAAGTTAGAAATAGCTGAACAATCTGCTATAAGAGAAATTGAATTAAGTAGAGCTAGTGCTGATGTAAAAGAGCAAGCTATATTAGCTATACAAAACAAGTATCAGGCTCAAAGAGATTCTATTAATAGAAAAAGAAAACAAGAAGATGATAAACAAGCATCAGAAGATGCTGAGAAGTTAAAAAAACAAAAAGAAGAGGATAATAAAGAGGCTGAAGATAAAAAGAAAAAAGAAGCCGCTGATAAACTAGAGCTTAGAAATCAACAGTTAGAATTTGCTCAAGAAACTGCTAATTTATTATCTGAAATATCAACAGCTAGAGTTGAAAGACAAAAGTCTTTAGAAATAGCATCTCTTGAAGCTCAATTACAACAAGGTTTAATAACTCAAGAGCAATTTGATAAGCAAAGAGAAGAAATAGAGCGTAAAGCGTTTGAAAAGCAAAAGAAAATAGATATAGCTACTGCTATTGCTAATGGTGCTATTGCTATTACTAAGACTATTGCTCAATTAGGTGGTTTAGGTGCTATTACTCCTTTAGGTGCTGCTAGTTTAGCTTTAGTAGGTGCACAAACTGCTACACAAGTTGGGGTAATTGCTTCTCAAAAGTTTGAAGATGGAGGTGTTTTATCAGGTCCTAGTCATGCTAACGGTGGAATACCTTTTACAGTTAATGGTGTTGGTGGTTTTGAAGCTGAAGGTGGAGAGGCTATAATTAATAAGAAAAGTACAGCAATGTTTAAGCCTTTATTAAGTGCTATTAATCAAGCTGGTGGAGGTGTTAGTTTTGCTCAACCTAATATAAGTACTGGATTCTTTAGAGATGGTGGTATAGCTGGCGCTTCTAGTGTTGATGTTACTGGATTAAGAAATGAGATTACTCAAGCCGTAACTGATTCTATTAAGGCAATACCAGTAATTAATAACGCAACTGATACCATTAGTGAAGCTGTAAAGGTTAGTAATATACAATCTGACGCTACATTTGGATAATTTAGTATATTTGCCTTATGTGGTTAGCTAGAATATTTGGTAGGGTTAAAAACTATGATAGTAACATAGTAAGCCGTTTAAAACAAGATAAGAGAAAAAAGATATGTCAGGGCTGTAGTTATTATAGCCCTCATTTCAAAGCTCTGTTTAAAACTATTAGTAACGTTCCGCAATGTAAGAAATGTAATTGTGCTATCTTAGAGAAGGTTATTTGGGAGAATGAAAAATGTCCTAAGAATAAGTGGTAATGAGCATAGACGAAAAACTAGAATTATTAACAATAGATGAACGTGAATTAATCTATGATGCTGTAATGAAAACTTACGGTAAAATGTTACCAGACGGCACAAGCTTAGAAATACTATACAGCTATTTTAAGACGATTGTAGAACCAAACTTTAACGCTAGATGTGGAAAATGCAGAAAGAGAGTAACAGCCTATTGGTATCAGAGGCTGAAGAGCTGGAAGATGCTTTAACCAAAACTTTATACTCTTATGTTGATAAAGCTATTGATGTGCCTCATGCTATCAATATTCTAATAGAAAACGGGTTAATTAATCAAGATTTAATCAGAAACATATCAATATGTAATGATTTTGATATTATGTATAAAACACCTATTAAAACGATGGATATTTACTATAATCTATCAGTAAAGTACGATTTAGGTGTTGATTCAATAAGAAAGATAATAAGAGAAAGATGAGTGTTGATGAGGCTATAGAATTAAGAAAGGAAGCAAGGGCTAATAAAGATTATGATTTATCTGATAAGCTTAGATTGTTTTTAGATTCTAAAAGAGTTTATTGTTTAGATACTAAAGATGATATGTTAGTTATTCATGATAATTCAATAAAGGATAGAGAAGCTTTTAACGAGTATATTAAAGAGCAAAAGAGATTACATAGCTTAGTAGATTCTTTTACTTATTCAAACTTAGATAAAGAAGATAGAGATAGTTTTAAACAACTTTGTAAAGAAGAGCAAAAAAATAACTTCTATTACCTATAGTTTATTATATTTGTAATCTCTTGTTAGTTTTCAAGGTGTTTTTGTGAGAGTGTTACATTTTAGAGGGTTTGCGCCCTCTTTTTTTGTTAATGCCATTAACATTATGTTAAATAGAAATTATTTAATGTTGTACCATGAATTGGTACACAATAGAAAATAGTATTGAGAACAAGCTACAAATTTCCATTGATGAGGAGATTGGTAGTTATGGTATTTCTGCTAAGTCTTTTATTGAAGAGGTACAAAGTTCTAACTCAAGAAAGGTAGAGTTATCTATTAATAGTTACGGAGGATCAGTATTTGATGCTTTAGCTATTTACGACTTTCTAAAAAACTCAAAGTATGATGTTTCAGTTAAAATTGAGGGCGTTGCTGCTTCTGCTGCTACTATTATCGCTTTAGCTGGAAAAGAAAAGCCTAAAATGACGGCTAACAGTTTCTTTATGATTCATAACGCATGGATGCCAGTAGTATCAATGGAGGGTATGGATTCTAATGATATTAGAGAATATACTAAGGAGTTAGAAAGTCAAGCGGATTTAATGGATAAGATTAATGATAAACTAGCTAAGATTTATTCTAGTGTTACTGGTTTAAAAGTTGATTCTATTAAATCTATGATGGATAAAGATACTTGGATGGATGCTGATGAGGCTTTTGAGTTAGGTTTTGTTGCTGAGGTGTTAGGTGCTGTTAAAGTTGCTGCTTACGCTCAACCTAAAGACTTAGAGAAAAAGGGATATAAAAATATTCCATCTAATTACGTAAATCAATTAAATAGTTTAGATATGTCTGAAACAAAAAAGGAAACTCTTTTAGAAGAGTTAAAAGCTTGGGTTTCTGAAACTTTCTCAAATAAAAAAGAAGAAGTGAAAGAAGAGCCTAAGGCTGAAATCAATGCTGAGGAATTAAAAGCTGAATTAATGGCTGAAATTTCTGCAAGTGTTGAAGCGGATAAAGAAGCTTTAAAAGCTGAATTAGCTGCTAAAGAGGCAGAGTTACAAGCTAAGGCTGAAGAATTTGAAGCTAAAGCTAAAGAGCTTGAAAAAGCTAACGCAAAAAGAGAAGAAGCTCCTGCTAGAGAAGATGAAGAAGGTGTTAAATCAACTCCTGAAATCAAAGACGAGTTAGGTGCTATGATTAAGAATGTTTGGAAAAAATCAGGATTTAAAATTAACTAATAATTAAAAAAGATGGCAAATTTTATTACACAATCGTTTAACATAACTTACTCTGGTACTCATGTTACTAACGAGTTATTTTATGCACCTCAAGAAGGGTCTGATGACTTAATGGGGATTAGAAAATTACCTAATGTAAAGGTAAAAACTACTTTATACTTACCTGCGACTTTAACAAAAATCGTAAGAGCTTATTCTACTTGTGGTTTCACTGCAACTGGTGGAGCTATTGACGTATCAGATAAGACGTTAGAAGTTAAGAAAATGAAAGTAAACCTTGAGCAATGTGGAGATACTTTCTATGGTACTGTTATGGAAGAGTTCTACGGTGCTGGTACTGATATTGATAACTTAGAAGATACTATCGTAGGAGATATTGCAAGAAGAAAAGTTTTAGAAGGTATTGCAGATGATAACGGGCGTATCGCTTGGTTTGGTGCTACTTCTGGTGCTTCTGCTGATTACTCTCAAATGGATGGTTTCATTCAGTTGTTTATTGACGGTTCTGCTTCATTAGATAAGTATGTTGCAATGACTGCTATCGCTAATGTTGAAGATACTGCTGGTGTTTTAGTTGCTGATGGTGCTTATGAGCTTTTAAAATATGCTTACGAAAACCAATCACAAGTATTAAGAAAAATGCCTAACTCTTCTAAGTCGTTTAGAGTTACTTCTACAATCGTAGATAACTTAATTACTACTTATGAGCAATTAGGTACTGGAAACGAGTTAGGACTTTCTATGTTAATTAACGGTGCAGGAGAGCCTCAATTGAAGTTTAGAGGTATTCCAGTTGTTGAAGTTAGAGGATGGGATACAGCTTTAGCTGATAGCGACAACCCTAATACTACTACTGGTATTAACATTGGTGCTAACTTAATGGTTTATACTGTAAATGATAACTTAGTAATCGGTACTGATGTATCTGATCCACAAGCTGAGTTAAAGTTTAGAAGTAACGATGATGATTCTGAATTACTTAAAATCATTGCTAAGTACAAAATGGGTGCTCAGTTCATTCATGGAGAATTAGTAGGAATGTATTATTAATATGATAGCCCCTTAATTGGGGCTTTCTTTAAAACTTTTTAAAAATGGCAGAAATTAGTACAGATATTCTTTTTGGTTGTGCCGATGAGAATAGAAGAGGAGGTATAAAACGTATCTTCATTACAAATAAAGATGATATTTCTAGCTTTACTGCTTCAACTGTTTCAACTGAGCACGCTTATACTGCTGTAACTCTTGCAGCTACTTCAGATGTTTGGTATGAGATTGAAGGAGAGTTAGAAACTAAGACTTATACTTCTGAGGGAAGTAGAGAAAACGGTTCTATCGCTTATGAAACTACTTTAGAGGTATTTTGCCCTAAGATGGAGAAAACAAAAGCACAAGGAATTAACGCTTATGTTCAGTCTTGTGGATTAGTTGTAATTTTTGAAACTTACAACAAAGAAACTACTGAGAATAAAGCTTTTGTATTAGGTTTTGATGAGATTATGGGCGTTGATGCTCATGTTGATGCTATCGCTTCAGAAGTTATTGAAGGAGAGGTACAAGGTCAGAACGGTTATACAGTAACTTTCTCTGGTAAACAAGCTGAATTACTAAGAGAATTTGTAGGGTCTATTGACACTAATGCTAGTGGTTCAGTATCATTTGGTTCTTAATTATACTTTCAATAGTTGCTTAAAGGGGTTAGTTTTTACGCTAACCCTTTTTTAGTTTAGAAAGGACAATCTGCTTTAACTGGTTTTACTAGGTGTTTTCTAAGATTATTAACAGAATAGAAACTACCTCTAATCTTATATCCTAAAGTTCCGTTATTAGATATTTGTTTTATCTTTCTGCCAGTCTTAGCGTTAAAACATTCTTTGTACTTTGTAAACTTATACTCTGGGGCAAAATCCACAACAAAAGTAATAGTATAAGTTATTGATATTGTTTCCATTAGTTAATACTTAAAGTGTCATTACAACTATGTTGTGTGTAATAGCTACTCTTCCGCATAACTTTTAGCAAAAGGGTCGCATTTAAACATAGTTACGAAGTCATATTGCTTATCTCCTGGCATTGAATCCAAAACAGCCCTAATATCAGGAGTGTCATTTATCAAATGTCCGCCAGTCATACACTCTTGTCCGTTTTTCAAAATAAGTGCAAGGCTGTTTTTTCTGTTAATTCGGTTTGCTAAAAGTTCAACTTCTTCATAACCGTTACTACTTGGTGTAATGTGTAATATTTTCATTTTTATTGTTTTAAACCGCTACTACACACAACAATGTGTATAAGTAATGGCACGTTAAAGTTTGTGGCATAATTCAAAGGTTCGGTGTATGTGCCACTACTCATACACTCGTCCGTTGTATGCAATTAAAAAAGACATACAACAATAAATATAAGTAATGGCTAAAGCATACCTAAGAGCTGAACCTTCGGGTCTTTCGGGGTTACTCGTTTGTATGCGGTACTATTAACCCTTATTCCCGCCACTACTCATATTCTTGTACGTTATAAACAATGGCGGTCGTAGGCTTGTGTACTACTAAGTCCCCCATAATGCGCATCACTAACTCCGAGTGCAGGAAACCGCCAAAGTTCATAACAAAATTTAAAAACAATAGGGTGCTATGTATCTGTTTGAGACTTCATCTATTAGTTTAAGGAGTTTCGCCTTTATGGTACATAGCCCAATTCTTACCCTACTATCTTTACATTTAACATTATAAACAATTAAAATCAGTCAGTAGTATTAAGCCACCAAAGTTTCAACCTATTAACAATCCTAATAAACCAACGGTATTTAATCCTTATTTTATTTCGTTCAATAGTCTTTGTTTTCTCTTTACTAACTATTGCCAGTAGGTTTTCTTTATTACTCATTAATCTGATTTTAAAAGTTTATTACAACCGTACATTATAAAACATTTACCTATGAACTAAAATGCTTTATCATAAAATCATCTCTATTATCAGAAACTCCTTCAATGCAAATTGCGTGACAAAATCCGTTTGCATTAATCATAAAATCAAAGCAACATAACGGCATTTCTACAACTTCATCTGGTTTAGTATCTTCTTTAATTATAAATGTTGTTCCTCCAATAATTTTATAAGTGTTACAAAGCACCCACACATACTCCTCTGGTATTGTAGTTTTTGCAGTTTCCTGAATACGTCCGTTTCTATCAATAATAACCAAACTCATTTCAGACCCACTAAACATATATCTGTACATATATATTTTTACTATATCACCTTTTTTTATTGTATTTCCTTTCCAATCTTCCATATCTTAACGTTTTATAACACGTAGTAAAAACAACTACGCAGATTTTTACTTCTAACATTAGTTGTATCATTAATGTAATATTAAAAAAAATAATACTAACTAAAATTAAAAAGCTGTTATTTATATTAATTCTAAATAAGTAAAATATTTTTAGTATTTTTATCATTATGAAGAAAATTTTTTGTATAGAGCCTAAGTTTTTAGGTAAAAAAATAATGGGTCAGGTAGGTATTTTCTTGCTTACAGAGTCGACTTCTCAAAAGGATTTAAAGAAACTGTATAATGCAGGTTTTACAAATATGATTAAAGTAGAAGAAGTAAAGGATGAGCCAAAAGAAGATAAGTAATATTAAAGCAAGTACTGCTAAATCTGATCCTATTTCAACTCCTATAGTTAAAAAGGAAAAAGATTTAAACAGAGATATCGTTTCTGCATGGGTTCCGTTTTTTAAAGACTCTGATAACATCTATGTTAATGACTTAGCAAAAAGAGCTAGAAGAAGCTCAACACATTCATCTATCATTAATCAAAAGTTAACCTTTGCTATTGGTAAAGATTTCTGTTTTTGGCAAAATGATGAAAGAGTAAACTTTGAAGATTTAGATAGTAGGTTTATTGAGTGGTATAACGAAGTTAACCCTGATGGAGATACTTTAAGAGATGTTTTTAAGGAGGTTATGCGTAGTTTTATCATTACTGGTAACTGTTATCCTCATGTTAAAAAGTCTGGAGATTATACAGCTTTATATTCTATTGATGCAACTACTGTAAGAAAGTCTAAAGATAAAAAGACTGCTCATATTTCTAACTTTTGGAGAGATATTAAACTAGATACTATTCCTAGTGCTGAATATCCTATTTTAACTATTCCATTTAAACAAGATAGAGAGCAAAAGGAGTACGTTTGTCATATCATGCGTAAATACCCAGAATTTAACTTTTATGGGTTGCCTGATTACGTAGGTGCTTTAGATTGGATTGATATTGAGTATAGAATTTCTAAGTACAATATTGATAAGTTTGATAACGGGTTTTTTCCATCTGTTTTAATGCAGTTTTTTGGAGATGTGCCTGACGGTATGAACGCTCAACAATACGTAGAAAAGATTAAAGATAAATACGTAGGAGAAGGGAACAACGATAAGTTTTTAGTAGAGTTATTAGATAGCCCAGAACAAGCAGCACATATAAAAGAGTTTGAGCGTGAAAGGGATGGAGAATTTCAAATGCTTTCAGAATTAGCCGTTAAAAATATTATTACTGCTCATAGAATTACACCATCTTTAGCAGGTTTAGAAAATGCTGGTAAATTAGGCTCTAATCAACAAATTAGAAACGAGTATGATAAGTTTATGAATAGCGTAGTTATTCCAGACTTTCAAGAGCCTATTCTAAGAGAGTTTAACAGAATTATTAAAGAAGCTGGTTTTGATGTTGAGATAGACATTATGAATGTTGCGCCAGTAGGTATTAATGAAAGTATTGATGTTAATGCTGTTATTACAATCAATGAAGCTAGAGCAGCTTTAGGAATGGAATTACTAGAGGATGAAGAGCAAGGAAATAGATTAGTAAAGATTTTAAATAGTTCTAACGATGGCGTATAATACAGAGGTAATTACTGCTGCTGAGGTTAAGGCTTTAGCTATTAATGATACTGCTTTTGATGAAGCGTATTTTGAAGATTATATTATAGTAGTTCAAAGAAAGTATTTAAAACCAACTTTAGGAGATGATTACTATGATGAGATATTAACAGAGGTTGCAGGTGCTACTTTAACGGCTGATAATACTATTATAGTAGAAAACTTTATTAAACCTATGTTAGCTCATTATATCGTCTATGAGGTGTTTCCTAAGATTCATACTCAGGTAACTAACATGGGGAGTATGGAAAACTATACCGAGTTTAGTAGACAAAATAAGAGCTTTGAATATTCACAGAATAGAGATTTCTTTATATCTCAAGGGGATAATTGGAGAAAAGACATGATAGAGTATATTAAAGATGCTCAAGATAATGACGCTACTAAATATCCGTTATTTGATAGCTGTGTTGACAAAGTACAAGTAAATAAAAGAGGAATTATATTTTATTAAAATATGCCAACTTTACATAAAAATATTACAGCTTCGGCTGATATACATAACCCTAAATGGTTTCCTGATGCTAATAATGGAGATGTATCTTGGAGAAATGAAAAAGGAGAGTTAGAAAGCACAGATGAATTAGTTTTACCTGCTGCTTTAAATTTCGTTGATGCAAGTGTAGCCCCTCCAACTACTAACGATGGAGATATTTACGTTTTAAGTAGTGGTGGTAGTGTTAATGCTGGTTGGGGTGCTGTTAGTTTAGATGATTGGGTTAGATATGATTTAGTTAATACAACTTGGAATAGTATTACACCTCAAAAAAGTAGTTTATGTTATGATAAGACAGCAGATAAATTGTTTTCTTATGATGGTGTTGATTGGCTACAAGTTGGCGGAGATTCTATTTACACAGCAAGTGGAACAGTACCTACTTCTGTTGTTGCTACTTTAACAGATACTTTTACTTTTAAAGGTAATAATACTTCTAGTGCTTCATCTAATGTTAAAATAGTTGATTCAGCTAGTGCTGATCTTTGGGATTTTAGGAATAACGGTGATGTTTATCAAAGTAAAAACTCAATTCACTACGCTCAAGGAAACTCATTGACTTTTGATACTGGTGATGGTTCTTTCACTGGTTTAAGAATTAAAGCAGGTCATAACAGAGGCGGAACGGGTGAAAATGACTTACTTTTTCAAGTTAGGGATAATTCAGATGTTCCAATATTTACTGTGGGAAATGGAACGGGGACAAGTTCTACATTATACACTAAAGCAAGTCTTACTTTTAGCGGTGCTAGTGAAGTAATACTTCCGAGCGTTAGTAATTTTATTTTTGATGTTCAGACGATACCTGTTTGGGGTACTACGGGGACAAGGCTAAGAAATACAGCAGGGATAAGAATAGATGAAAATACTTACATAAATAAAGTCGCATCATCTTTGTTTTGTTTTGATATAACAGGGACAACATTAGGGGCGTTTACTTCTGTTAACGATTTTGCAACCGCTACGGAAAATCAAACAAGGGGGTTTTTTAGTAATGACTTAACAAGTAGATTTTTAGCTTTTGATGACGGAGGGAATATTAGAATTAAAGCAGTTACCACTACTACTGCTGATGCTGAACTTGTAGCTAGTGAAATGAGTTTTCATATTGACGAATCGGGGAACAATTTAACATTTAAAGTGAAATATTCAGACGGCACTACTGTAAAAAGTGGAAGCGTTGCATTAACTTAATAAATAAATAAAATGATTAAAATTATAACAACAGCAAGTATTAAATTAACAGAAGTAACTAAAAATGCTTTTGGAGATGTTTTAGAAAATGAATTACCAGAAGGGTCTGAGGTTACTTTATGGTTAGGTGATCCTAACGCTTATGGTAAAGATTTATCTTTAGTTTGGGAGATTCCTTTATTAATGTGGGTTGGTAACTATACAGAAAAAGATACTAAACCATCTGTTACTTTAAAAGAAGTTTCTAAAAAGTATAGAGTATCTTTATTTAATGAAGATGGTACTTATAAATATCCTTTTACAAGGTCTGATAAAGATTATGTGATAGGTATGATTGACGACCAAAATAGGTTATTGGTTAGTTTCTTATATGCTAATGGTATTTTTCCAGAAGGCAGTTTAGAAATAGTAGGAGTTTAATGTACTTTGGTAATATATACAAGTTTCTAACTGAAAAGGAAGTTAAAAACGCTTTACAAAGGCAGATTAATCATTATAATCTGCTTTTTTTGATGCCTTTATTTAAAGAAGCTTGGGCTAGTAGGTTTTGGGTAGAATATGGATATGATGGTGCTACGGGTATAGAAGATGAAACTCACCCATCTATTGAAATATTTCTACATGATTACGCTTATAGGGTTTTTGGTGGTAATTACAAAGATGATTACATTATGTATAAGCTTCAAAAACTAATGGGTAAAAAGAAGGCTCTACGTAATTTTATTGGTACTACTACCTTTGGATTCTTTTTTAAAGCAAAGAATAGAATACTAAAAGGAAAAAGTAACACCTCAACAGAAAATGTTAATAGGATTTACAACTATTTACGTAGAATTTAATATATTTGAGCATGAATAAAGAACAAGCACTAAAAGTATTATTAGAATTAGCCTATAGGGCTGAATTACCGAAGTCTTTAACGGGGGTTGAAGCTTCACAGTACTTAAATCAAATTAATGAAGCTAAGACAATTTTAGAAAGCTGCATTAAAGAAAAGGATGATAAAAAATAAATGGAACTTTCTATAGAGAATACAATACAGTTTATAGTTTTCTTAGGTGGGTTAGTTGCTGCTTTTGTTAAATTTAACAATAAAACAGAAAGACACTCAGTTATGATTACTCAGCTTGAAAAGTCAATAAAAGACGTTAAAGAAGAAAATGAAAGAAGTTATACTAAACTTGAAACTAAAATAAGTGAAGTTGAAGCTGATTTAAAACGTATTGCAATCGATATAGGAGAGATTAAAGGCTTTATTAAGCAATTAAGTACTAAATGAAACTTACATTAATCAGAGATACTTACACAAGTAAAAGCACTATCGGAAGGCTTTTTATTGATGGCGTAGAATTTTGCTACACCTTAGAAGATGTTGTAAGAGCTAAAGGTGTTAAGGTTTACGGAGAAACAGCCATCCCAGAAGGTAACTATTCAGTTACATTATCATATTCAAACAGATTTAAACAAGTTATGCCTTTAGTTTATAATCAAGAAGATTTAAGCGTACAAGATGGTGAGGGTGTTAGATTTGATGGTATTAGAATACATTGGGGAAATAAAGCAGAACATTCTCATGGTTGTATTTTAGTTGGATCATCTAAAGCTGTTGATTTTGTAGGTAATAGTAAAAAGACTTATAAAGAGTTGTTAGAAGTGTTAGGAGATTTTGATATAATAAAATTAGAAGTAATAAATAAAGCTCAATTAAAATGAAATTTTTAGGGAATTTATTAGGTAAGGTTAACCCAGTAGAGGTTATAAAAGTTTTAAAAGGTTCAGATGAAAGAGCTTTAAACAAAGGAATTTTAGCAATGGGGGGAAGTGGTTTGTTAATCACGTCAGGCATTGGATTAGTTACAGATGGTGCTGATTCTGAAAGTTGGTATGAGATTGTAGGAGGTGCTATTATGCTTTTAATTGGTGGTGTATTGGCTGTGTGGTTATCTAACAAGGTAGAAGATATTAAAAATAAATAAGGTTTTCTTAGCCCTTTCTGGGTTTTT